TGTTCTCTCTTCAGATGAATTATACTCCCCAGCGAAAACAATTCCTGATCCGGCGTTTCCTGAACTGTACGCATCAGAGCCTTGAAGCAGAATTGTGTATGGAGTGTCAAACGTAGTGTCATTGGCCCCAATAATATCGAGGTTAGTTATAGGTAATATAGTTCCTATGCCTACGCGCTGGGTTGAACGCTGAATATTCAACACATCATAATCAGTGCCAGAATACTCTACCCCAAAAGTCACAACATTATCGTCTGTCGTACCATCGGAGTTAAAGTCAAAGTATCCCCCTGCATCAGAAGGGGCTGTTGGGTGACTTAATCTAAGCAGTCTTTGATTGTTTGTTCCTGCAAGAATATCAAGCGCATTTTCAGTGCTTGTACTGATAGTGACTTGACCAGTAAAAGCGGCCCCAGACAGGTCAGCTTTGGTTGCATCTTCAGCAACTAACTCGACAAAGTTGTTGTCTAATTCATCATTAGTCAGAGGAGCGTTATTATTGGTTACGCCCGTAGCCGTGGTTTGGCGGGTTTTAATAGCCATCTAAAAACGCTCCTCGTCCTAAATTAAGATGCAGTCAGTGTGATCGTCCAAGTGATCGTCATGCTATCGGCGGCGGCCTTGTTGATAACATCGAAAACCACATGGCAAAGCATATCGCCACCAGAAGCCGCATTGAATATAGCGGCCTCAGTAATTGCGGTTGCTGATGATGGAGTATTTGCAGGGAAACTAGCTACATACTCAATCGTGTTAGTCGATACAGTAGTAGAAGTTAGCGTAACCCTTGCGGCCTCATTCGCCGCTCCGCTTCCTAACTCTGTGTCTCCTGCCGCCGCCGCTGTTGTGCCTGTACCGACAGCCATGTGTGACATAACGTTTTGGTCTGTGCCTTCCATTCGCGAACAGATAAAGTTCAGGCCATCGTTGACAACCAAGTTCTCAGTCGTCTGCTCGTCAGTGATATTGCCGTCTTTGTCTCGTAGGACAATTCCGACCCGTCCACTTAGTTTCAAGCTATCTTGTAGCATGGTGTTCTCCTATTAGAACAATGAGCCGGTAGTCCCGACATAGTTTTCAGCAAAATACGTCATCGTATCAACGTAATCTTGCACTTCATACGCGCCTGACTCCGTGAAATTTGCAGAGTCGGACGGGTTCTTACCCACTGATTTTACCTCTGAATCAGAAGTAGAACCAATGTTTGTAAGATTCTTGAAGAATTGTGCGTTCTGGTCATCATCGACTGCCGCACCATTCACATCATCTGTAACGTAGATCGTCTCAGTAAATGATCGGCTAAACGCCACAACTCGACTAAAGGACTCAGCAACAGAGCCAGAGTCAGTCAATGTCTTCGATAGATCGACAACGTGCAGATCAGCTAGCGATCCTGAATCAGATGGGTTCTTGCCGACATTGAATACAGGGTCATCATCTGTGAATGAGCCAGAGTCAGTCAGAACTTTGCCAACTGCCTTTGTATCGCTCTCTGTTAGCCCTGATGAGTCAGATTGGACACTACCATAGGTAACAGCGTGATCGTCCGTTAGAGAGCCTGTATCGGTCTGTACAGAGCTAAATGACACTTCATGCGCTTCAGCTACGCTTGCTGAGTCTGTTCTGACAGTACCTAGGTCAAATTCCTGTGTCTCTGTGAGACTGGCTGAATCAGATGGAGCCTTGCCAAAGTCTACGGTGTTTGAGTCTGTCAGCGCACCGCTATCATTAGCAACCTTGCCATACGCCAGTGAGTGCAGATCGGTGATGCTTGATGCGTCTGATATTGGCCCCCTGACAAAATCAATCGCGTGAGCCTCTGCGACTTGCGCTGTATTTAGACGTATCTTGTTGTACGTCATGTTCTGATCGTCTTCGATGGTTGCGTTACCATCAACGTCATCAGTGGCGTTTACTGTGTCAGATAAAGATTTACCAAATGAAAAGATTGCTTGTTCTGTGAGATTAGGAAACTCGATTGGATTCTTGCCATACGCAATAGTGCTGTCGTCTGATGCTGAGAAAGCGTCTGTCTCTGGCTTGCTGTAAGAGATAGCGTGTTGCTCAGAGGCTAAGGAAGCATCTTCTAACTCTTTGCCTACATCAAATGCCTGATCGTCTGTGACGTTTGCTGAGTCTGATAGGCTCTTGCCAAGCACAAAAGAAATTAGGTCAGAAAAAGATGCTATGTCTGTGTGCCTAAATATTTCTCTGAAGCGACCCAGGGCAACTTCAGCTAATATTCGGCTTGAGGAAATTGATGCTTGTATTCGGTTATTTGTTACAGACGCTAGTAAGCGAGCCGCTGATATAACAGACCGCAACTCTTTTGAAGAAATTGCCGCCAATAATCTTTTGGCAACAATCTGTGCGGCTAGTCTTTTGCTCATGCGAAATCTTCACGGAGAACAAAATCTATTGTTTCATAGACTGTTTCTCTTGCACCTCCGTTAAATACAACCTCAATCTCACCTTCATAATTTCCTGCTGACTGATCTAAATTTGAACCGCTGAAAACAAACAAACAGATGCCATTTTCAGGGTCAGTGCCAATAGCAGAATCATTTAGTGAAAATAGTGTTGTATCAGCATGACGTTTCTTAAAGTGCATTTGCACAGTTGCGTCAGTCAAATCGACAACTGTTCCTGTGTCACTTCTTGTTAGCGTTGCTTTAATCTGCGGAGCAGTATCACCTTGTACTAACAGAATTGGTTCAGCCATAGTTAACTTCCTATACTGGGTAAAGCTCAGGTGCTATTTCTTGCATAACAAGCTGTATTGTAACCGTTTCGGTGATATTTATCTTGTAGTCAATGATTTCGTATTTTTTTGAAGATATGCCAAGGCGGCTGTAAGTTAAGTTGACTACATCTCCTACTTGATACAAAAATGCACTGATGTTGCAAGTCAAAGTGACACGATCAAATAACCTAGTTCTGTACACAGCAATTCTAGCTAATTCTTCTGCCTGAACTGGGTTTGTTGTAAAGCCAAGAGGTAAGTCAATTGCATTTTTGACTCCACCATCTTGCGTTATAAAAGCAGTTCCTTCAAAGGGTCGAAAATCTCTATAAACGTAATTTGTATTTCTGTCAGCGTAAAAACCTGTGACGGAGTTAAACAAAGCTCTTGATGGTGGTTTGGTTGTAAACTCAATCGGCCCAACAATTTGATCTTCTGTTATGGTAAATTCAGGCGATCTATACTCACCACCATATAACTTAAAAATTCCGTTTGTGTAGATCAGATTTCCTGCACAAGAGGTAAGCAAGTGATCAAGATTGGTTTTCTTAGCATTTGCTGTCTCGAGTAGTCCGTTGCAAGAGTAACGATTGACGCTGAATCTCAAATACAGATTATCGCTTGATGTTTCCGCGCCAGAAGCATAGGTGTAGTTAAAATAAAATTTCTTTCCATCTGGAGCAAATTTTAAAACCCTTACATTTTGATTAAACAATGGGTGTGAAGCGGCAACACCGCCGATGTTGACAGTATCACCTACATGGAAAGGCGCAATATAATAATCTGCTGAAGTGTCTGCATTAGGGACGAACATCATATAGCCAGAGCCATCATCAGCTTCTAACGCTTCACCAAATCGCCAAACCATAGGAATATCCAAAACTTCATCGAAGTCTATAACTTCATCACAAAGATTTGCGGCAGAAGAAAAAGAGTCGTCATCAATTTCTTCAGTTGCATCCATGCCACAGCCATATTGTGTATTGACTAAATAATCTCTGATGCATAAAGCAGGGTTATCGCTCCATGCCGTTGATGAGTCTCGCGGATCAAACAGTTTTTTACCTTTAACTACACAAGCAATATTTGGCGCTCTATTTTGCCAAACTTCAGGGTCAACCTTTACACGCGCCCAAATATGAGAAATTCCTGACATAGTGTGTCTGGTGTCCCACTCGCCATCTGTGCTTGAATACTGTTGGCCTGCTGTTGTGTTGTCACTAACATCTCGACCTAGAAACTCAAAGTAGTCGTCTGCCCCACCATAAACTGGGTAGAAGTGAATCAGGTCTTTGTATTTTTCTGTCACTTGGAAATTGCAGTTCAATAACTGCATGTAGTAACGCCCTGTTCCTGATGCCGTGTAGGTCAACGTATAGGATTGGTCAGAGCCACTTGTGTTCTGATATGTCTCAAAATGTACAACCCCGCCACCCGTATGAGTGAACACTGTTGTACCGCCCACAACTAAAGTAACAGTGCAAAACCCCGCCATATAGGCGCTGTATTGAATCTGCCCTCCAGCTACGACTGTACCAGTTTTTGTGACGTTGGTACTTTGGCTGTTGGAATAATGTTCTTGTACATCAACAGTCATGACTTCATCATCAAACTCTAAATCAACGCCAATATCTGAGTTGATATAAATTTTTTGAATCCCTTCGATTTCATGTGGAGCCAATGCAATGATCATATTCAAGTAGTCAGAATCATTACTGGCAAGTTGTGAATAGACCAATGTACCGCCAGTTAAAGCACGACCATAGATAATTTTCTGTGTGCTTATTGGGCTTGTTACAGTGACATCTTGTCTTTGTCTTTGTAATGAAAAATCTTGCGGCTTAGGAGCCATTGACTCTGCAAGCTCATTGAGACCGTAATTGACCGCTGTCAAAGCACCTGCCGCCGCCCATCCGGTCAAACCCATAAAACCAAAAGTTCCGCCAGTCGCAATAGTCAATCCTGCAAAAATCGCAGTCGATACAGCCGCGCCGCCTATATCTTCAAGTTCATTCACTAGAAAATCTCCAACCTTGCTCTGCGTACTTCATCGGAATGTGTCTTATACCACGGGTCACTGCAATGATAATTTTTCCGCCTTGCACAATGCCTAACGTATTTTTGTCTTTTAGCTTAACGACATCACCTGTTCTCAAATATTCTTTTTGTATTGGTTCGCCACCTAGCTCTTGCAACTTAGCATCGAAACCGCCTAGTTCTTCAATATAAGCAACGGCTGTTTCTTCATCTGTGTATTGACCGATCAATAGAGAAACTTCATTAGGAATGGCGACTTGAAATGCAAAAATACAACAGTCCCAGGTTCCAAACCTGAACTCTGTGTCTAAATTATTCTCAATGACTTCTGCAACATGGGTCTTATTCATGCGCCCCACTCCAACACTCGCTTCTGTATTATTTGAACATGTTCTAAAGAAAAGTCAGCGGGGTGTCTATTTTTTTGATTCTCATCTGTATAACGACTTTCGTTTTTACGTTCAAAGTCTGCAAGCTTGTTTTGCACTGATACTGTCAACGCACAAGAGTCACCAGTATCAGTAATCTTCATAACTTCCATGCGCCCTTTGAATATTATTGGCGGCAATTCTCCTGATGCATACAAGACTTGGTTATTGAAAGCGTTGTTTAGTGTGCTGTACAACCCCATCCTAATGGTAAGAAAACGATTTTGATAATCAGTGACAAGTGCGTAAGTAACAAAGCTAGTATTCAATCCATTTAGTGTAATCGCAACACCAGAGTTTCTTAGCTCATGGGTTTCTTCGATCATTCCTATGCTGAGAAAGTCACCTGACCCTGTAAATGTTTCACCATCAATTAAAATATCTTCAGATGATGTGCATAGTCGAATAGTCGAATTGTCAAATTCTGCTTTGACAAAAAACACTGGGCGGACATGATTTGACGCAAGTGCGTCTTCAAAATCACTTTCACCTTTTGGATCACTGGCGTATAAGTCACGACTCATAAATCAGCCTCAACACAAGCAAATGTGAACCCATAAAAACCTGCACTATTGATCGACCAGTTTATGTCAGGTGTTGTCAAACGCCAGATGCCCATTGGGTTAGTAACATCAACAAACGAACCTGCGGTTCCGTTTGCTCTCAACTGAGGTTGAATATAAACGGTTGTGTCTGATCCATTAGTAATAGTTGCATCTTCAACAACCATGTGTAGGTGAGGCCTATCTGCTTCATCATTGTATTTGACAGAAATATAATCGCCTTTCTTCAATGTCGATGAACCTAAGCTATTTTGCGTCAAGATAATATAATGATCGCCAGACTGAGGAATGTTCACACCAGTATTCAAAAGCGTTGCATCGTTTGCAGTACCTCTAGGTTCAGAGTTAAGTGGATTGTACATTTTGAATGTGCCAACTGTTCCTCGCAACTCAGCAAAAAATGCTTCCCAGTCTCTAGCTTGATCATATTTAAGCGGAGGTAAAGTGACTTCTGCTTCCCAACGCGCACCACTATGCTCAAAAGTTTGTGTTGAATAAGTAAACGGAGAAACGACTGTCCCAATTTTTCGAGCAATACGCATCGTCATCGAACTGAAATTATGATTTGGGACTGTCAGTGGATATGAGTAAGCCATTAGATACCTGCCAAACCTTTACTGTATGCACCACCCTGCTGTCTGGCTTGCATGACAGCCCCTTTGGTTGCTTCTGCAATTTGCGGCATTAAATTAGCAATTTCTGCTCTGACTGTTTGAGAAACGCCAGTTGCAATATTTAAGCTAATGTTTACAACGCCACCGCCTGACTGTAAATTATCATTCGGAATAATTGATCCGCCTCTGCTTGGTACAAACATTTCTGGCCCGCGCTCACCAACCATGTAAGAGCCGCCTGCCTGAACTGAACCACCAATTGCTTTAGTGCCGCTAGTGCCGCCGCCACCGAATGAACTGAAAAAAGTCCCTACATTATTGAAAAGCGGAGCAACAATTTGTTGTCGTATTGCCATTTTCAACATATCAGCCAAAATTGATTTAGCCATACTTTTAAATGCGTCTTTTGCTGAACCTGCACCAGTCGCCAAATTGTAAAGAGCATCTGTAACGCCATCTATGGCTTTTTTGGCCGTTGCATCCAATGTTTGCTGAAGCGTTGTTGTTTCTTTAGTAGCTCCTTGTAATGCCTTGCCAACTTTTTGCAACAACTCTTGTAATGCTGTCAGCTTTGGCGCTGAGTTTTCTAAGGCACTTGATAAGCTTTTTGGATCACCAGGGTTGCCAATGCTTGACGCTAAATTGTCAATTGTAGTTGCCGCATCTCTCGCACCTTGTACCAAAAGACCAAGATTTGAGCGAGCAAATTCAGATTCGCCTCTAAAACGCTGAATTGCATTAGCCGCATCGATTAGAATATTAACAAAGTCTTGAACACCTTCTATGAAATCAGCAAATGCTCTCAATGTGCCTGCTAGAGATTCCAACAATCCTGTTGCTAATCTTTCTGCGAATTTTTTAACACTGTCGTTTGCATCATTGATACTTACTACAACAGTATCTCTTAGAGAATTTGCAAATTCTTCTATTGCAGGACCGAGTGCCGCAACTACTTGGTCAACGATCCCTTTCAACAATAATCCGAGTTTAGTTAAAGCGTCATTTGCATCTTCAACGCCTTTAGCGGCTGAAGATGACATAATAACTCCCAAAGTTTCGGCCTCTTGGAACATGGCTTGTAGCCCGTCACGACCTTCTTTGAGCGTGTTGATAAATGCCAAACCTTCAGAATCGAATAGCTTGAAACCTAACCTAACTTGATCATTTGCGTTTTTGACGTTGCCAAAAGCATCTGCCAAAGCAAACATCTGTTCTTCTAATGGCAACCTGCTCAATGCTTCTGCATCAATGTTTAGTTCACGCAAAGCACCTTTTGCCTCACCTGTGCCTTGTGCGGCTTCAGATAGTCGTCTGGTGAATCTTTGTATTGCCATGTCAGTGGTCTGTATTCCGACCCCTGATAGTTCTGCCGCATAACGTAGTGCGCTTAAACTTTCAGTTGTGACACCTAGCTTTTGTGCTGTTTTAGAAAGTGCATCAGTTGCTTGTAGTGAGTTGCGAATCAACAGGCCAATACCTGCCGCACCAACGACTCCAACTAAT